CCTTGCTTGTTGCCGTGCCATTCTGCGCATTCACGGCCATCTCTATGATCGAATTCTTCTTAATTGTGTAGTCCCCGTTTCCTTCTACCAGGTTGTGGAGCATCTTCGAGCCCCCACCGAGAAGCCAGTTACCGGCCTTCTTGAAATCGCCCGGTTTAAAGACCCCTTTGAACAGGTCAAAAAAGCCACCACTTCCACCAATTGGACGTAGGACTCGAGTGGGCCCTCGCCTAGCTAGGGCTTTATCCACTCTCGATTGCATTGCTCTATTGCGCAGCTCAGCCTGCGTGGGATTCTCACCCCGTGCTGCTGCGCGTCTCTTGATTTTATTCATTCAGATGTATGGGATACCGCTCTGATTACGGGACTGTCCATCCGACGGTACTGCACGCGCTCCCGTGCAGTCTCTAGACTTTCCGCCAAAAGGCTTAGTACGGTGTCCGTTTTGGGAGCTTAGCCGCCGAACCCCATTACCACAATTTATGCCAGATTGAAGGCCTATCCCCCAAGACCATCGCATCGTACATCTTCTCCAAGACAACCTGACATACAGGCTCGATCCCTGTGGTCATATAGAACCGAGCTCTGTCCAAATCTGAATGTTCCACAACGTTGTTCACATCATAACCTGTTTCCAACATTGCGCGATAGTACGAGTAGTTGTGAGAACGCAAATACATCATGTGTTTCTGTTTCATCGAGGTCAGTCCACTTAACCGAACCATAGCTCTGTAAAATGCATGGTAGACCGGTACGCCATAATTCAAATGCGCACCGCCCATGCCCACAGCAAACATCCGATCACTGACCTCCCCCATTGTACAGAAGAGTATCGCGTCTTTCTCTAATGATGACACGGGCCGTATCATTCTCCAGCCAACAGAAAGCTGGATAGGTGTCATTCGACAAAAGCTTAACTGACTAATGTCATACACCACTTGTTCGACCTTAAGCTTGTACCCATACTTGAGTAATTCGGGCACCAACAACGTGATCTCATCATAATCGGACTGGTCACAAACCAGTCCGAAGTCATCCCCATTATCATAGGGCTCCACTCGTAATCCCTTAAGACACTCCATCATGATCATGTTGATCACAACAAATGCTGTCGCCGAAGTGGATGGCGTCCCATCACATAACTTGTACGGCAATTTGCATTTGACAGCGTATTGCACGCCGTCCTCAGAAGCAGTCACTGACGCGTGCCTTCTCTTAGCTCTAAGCACATCAAAAGCTCCCGGGAATATCTTATCAACAAATTTAGCAAAGTAATTGAGGGCGTCTCTGCCAGTGTGCTGTGAGAACCTTGAGCAATCCATGGAGACAAACACCGGATCTGCAAACTCAGACTGCTTGCGATACAATATCTCACCAAACTCACTCATGGTCACACCTTTGAAACACACTTTATGCATAACCCCACGCCGATGCCACATCTCATCGATAGCAGAAAATAGTGTGAATTCTGCTCCCTCACTCTCCTCCATCGACTTGACGTAACGGCCCTCCTCTATGATCCTCTCTTCATATGGTGGGTCTATCGGACGTGGAATTTTCCCCTCCTCTTTCTGAAATTTTACGAACCCCTTGACGTTATCAAACCTGCTCTGATACCCCTGTCGCTGCAACACATCCAAGGCTGCTTCATAAGCCTTACGCCTGGATGGGGGGGTTTGCTTGACGTACTCTGGCCGATCCAAGAGCACGTGATCCCGCAACAGGTCAGCAAGTTCGGTAGTCATGTTGTCAAGGTTATCGAACATATAAGGGTCAGGTAACGGTGGCTGGCCGTACTGACCCCCTGGTTTCTCGACGAGATAAGTGCGCAACACATACGCTTCCAATGTGTTGCCTAGTGACGGACTATAAGTCTCGAAAGGATAATTTTTCTCTTCCTCCTTGACAGTCATCACTTTGTATCCCTGGGACTGAGGCAGTAGTCCCTCCAAATACACCACTCGTCTATGCATTCTTTTTGTACTGCCCCGTGGAGTGTAAGTTATTGGAAGATTGTGACGTTTGATTAATGCAACCATGTCAGCAACCCTGCGTCGATCCAAACTTAAACACTCCACGGGGCACACCTATATGCCGCGAGTCTCAAGCTCAAACGGCATCGCACACTGTGCACGGCTGTTGTGCGACAGTATGATCTGTAACGCGGGCATCATCTTGACAAACTCGTCAGGTGGAATAACATCTCTACCTTCTCGAACGATACGTTGAGTCAGAGCAAGCTTGTCTGCGTTCGACATGCTGTCATACCCAGGCATTGTTAATCCATAGGTTTCCAACTTCAGTTTCATCACAAACTCCTTGTGCTTCCTCAGCAGACGGATCGCTTTTTGTATTGGATCCTTCTTATTGAAGACTCTTGGTATCTGGTCGTAATCACGAGTTATTAGAGCCCACGTCCAGGAAAATTGCTTGGTGGTGTAGCCATCACCACTCTTAGCATGTCTCTCATTGACGATTCTCACCTTTTCCGCATCCTTGAGCTCCTCGCGCATAAGGTCAAAAAACTTGACAGCGCCGAGGGCCCCATAGTTGTTCGCCCAAGCATGCATAAGCCTTTTGTAATGTGCTTGCATGATCAAGGGACTGTTGTTTGGATGCCATTGTAACATATCGCCGAGAGCCCAAATGTTCTGTTTTTTGCAAACGCACAAACTAGCTGCTTGCCAGCAGCTCAGACAACAACCCCGATGAGTGACCAGCGTCCTGTCAGTACTAGTCAACATCTGTTGGTCATGGTCCACAACAACTGTGCTTGTTTGCGGAGTTAACAGTTCATAAAACTCCTCGCTTTGAGATGCAGTAACAACTTGGCCCCTACCGGACTGTCGTCCCCAGCCAAAGTACTCCTTCACCGAAGTGAAAGTTTCCCCGATGGTCGTCATGGCATCTCGAATCTTGTCTTCGTTGTTCTTGATGTAATGCATGGTGAAACACACTCCACCAGCAGCGAGCACGAGAGTACTCCTCCCTATGCGTAAATGTGCACGAGTCAAACACGCTCTTTGCGTCGCGTCGTCCATTGTATCCATTGTTCTGTGCATCAAGTTGTCCCGTGGTGAGTATGGTGGCTATGCTCTCCAGCACACCACTCAGTTCTAGACCGCGCAATACTCAAACAATTCCTCAGAGGTGTCCAGTGCCCCGAGACCAGGGAGGTATCTTACACAGTTTTGCACATGGCTCATGAAGCCTCACCTAAACACTGCTCTCAAAGTTCATGAGTGAGCGTAAACAACGATCCTACAAACTGAGCGGTACCGACTTGACGGTGCCAGGGGCATCAGTTAAGTTGCCCCGTGTTGCTAGGCCCCTCCTACGCCACACAACTGGCTGCCTGCGCAGCCTTACTTATCTCCTCACTCGTCAGTGAGGCTGGCCTTGCCATAAAGACTCCCCGAAGGTGGGAC